AGCGCCGCGGCGAATCCGACCTTGCCCACCTGATCGTCCACGTCGTCCAGCTCGACGTCGAGCCGTCCGTTGACCCCGTGCCGGTCCGCCCACGACCAGAATCTGGCCAGCTTGCCGAGCACCTGGTCCTGGTCCAGGCCGGTGGCCCGCGCCAGACGCCGCATCTCGGGGGCGTCGAAGATGTCGTGGCGGAGTTTGATCCAGCTACCGGCCATCCTTGGCCTCCTCAATGCTGAAATCAATTTGCTGAAAATCTCCAGACAACCATGCGCGAATTTCGCCAATCTTTCCTCGCCAAGTCGGCATACGTTCCATTTCGTACTTGTTAGTTGGCACCCTTTGAATAACAACCTCGTCGTCGTCGCTGGCTTCTTCGATGCGTGCGTTTCGCGTTGCATGCCACAAAATAAAAACGCCACTACCTTCAGGCAGTTTCTTCCCCTTCACTGCCAACTCGACAAGACCGGCCAGCAACGGCAGGATGTTAATTTGAGCCGTAGACAGTCTCTCGCCAGGCAGCTTTTCCTCCATAATGCGAGTCATGCGTGTTGATCTCTTAAAAATCACGCAGTCAACGTCTACGCAATCAAACGTCCTCGGCAGGCAGTCATGACAAAACTGCCCGACTCTTGAAGCGGACTCATTTGCCCCCTTTGACCAAGCGCACTTGGTCTTGAACAACTGAGTCATTTAGCACCGTCTTTGTGCGAGCCGTCGTCCGAACCAATAAAATGCCGGGAAATCTTGTTTGCAGCCCGGCCGAATGACCCTGATCCAGCGAACGGGTCAGCCACCAACTGTCCGGCGTCCGTAAGGGCCTCGATGATCGGGACTACCTCGTCCACACCCTGCGCCCATTCATGCAGATCCTTCCTAGGCGGCGACCCAATAATGACGTCGTCCAAGTAGTTCTTTGAGCAGCGACGCTGGTTGACAAACCAGACCAGCGGCTTCCACCGAACCTGAACCCACTTCCCGGGCAATTGCTGCGGCATAGCGCTGTGGGTTAGGGCCAAACACCACCAGTACTTCAGGTGCGGCGTCATGGCTGCGATCACATCGCCCAGAGTGGCCTGGCCGCAGTAAGCGACCAAAGAACCACCCGGCTTTAGCTTGGCCGCGGCCCACTCGGCCAAGTCCCCGTAGAGATTCGTGGCGTCGTCACCGTATGGCGGGTCCGTCAGGACCAAGTCGATGCCACCGGGCTCGATGTCTCGGAGAACTTTGCGGAAGTCGCCGTCCCGGATCTCAAACGTCGCCCCGCCGGATTCCTCGATCTCGCGGATCGCCGCCGACTCCGACCGCTTCCGCTTGCTCTTCGCATCGAGCCCGTAGACGGCCAGGAGATCGCGGGCCTCGCGCCGCTCCATGTCGGGGCGGATACGACCGTCCTCGATAGCGGCCGTGGCGACCTCTTCGGGGAGTCGGGAGAGTTGATGTAATGTTCCCCACGACGCTGGCAAAACGGAAACATGTTTCCGTTTTGAGAGTTTTGCAATCCAACAATCGCCATCTGACACGGACATGAGCATCCTCGCAGTCCGTGCTGTAAACGGCAGCGCGTCGGCTACCGGGTCTTCGTGATCGGAGAACATCCGCTCGAAGTTTCCGTGACCGACCTTCGCTTTCGCTTCGATCAGCATCTGGCCGGCTTGGATCACCCGGCTGGCCGACTCGCCGAGCTTCCCTCGGACGGCGATCACCCAATATTCCGGGTCCTTCTTTGTGAAACTGTGCTGTACTAACGCAGTCGTCGTCACTTCCGCCTCCTTGCTCGATATGCCACCGGGTCATCCATCCACTTTTCAACTTCTCGTCGGTCGTACCGCACCTTGCCGGCCGGTCCGTCGGCGAGCTTGACGAAGGCCGGACCGCGGCCGCGCCACCGCCACTGCGCCATCGTGGCCGGACGCACACGCAGCAGCTCGGCCACCTCGTCGCTGGTCATCCACCGGCTTTTCATGCCTCACCGTTTGTAGATGCGTGTAAATGCGTGGCGAAGGGGGTGTGGACGGTCAAAACAGACGATTGATGGTTGCCTGCATGTGCTCCATGCGTTCACGCAGATCGGCCAACGCTGCCTGGATAGACATCTGCGGCGCCGACTGCCGGATCGTGGCACGCCGCTCCTGTCCGTCCTTCAGCCGCTGCAAAACGCCAGCCACGGCGTCGGGATCGGCGTAGATCGGTCCTCGGCTATCCCGGTCAGTCAGTTTGAATTTGCAGCATTTGTCGGTCGGTATTTCACCTGTGCAACAAGCCCTGTAGACCGCCTTGTAGTCATCAGTGTCCTTGCCATCGTCTCTGTTGTTGAGCGTCGAAAGCCTCACCCACGCGGCAGGAATGTCACGCGGGTCACGGACAACGAAGCCACCAAACTTCATGTGCGACATCTCACAACTCCCATTGCCACCAACGTCCACCAGCGTCACCGCAACGCCGGCCACTTCATGTGGTCCGCTCAAGGCCCACCCGTCACGCTTCGCCCTCCATCGCGTGCAGCTTCTCGTCGAGGCTCGCGTTGCAATCCCGCAGCGCCCCAGCCAGCCGCCGCCAGTGCATAAGCGCCGAATTCAGGTTGTCGATGTCATGCCGCAACCGCTTTTCCTCCGCACGCAGCTCGTCCACCTGCTTCCGCAGGCGGTCGACCTCGCCCGGTGCGGTCACGCACCGCCGTATCCACGCGATCACGCCGGCACCGCCTGCGATGCCGCCGCACGCAGCCGCTTCGCCTGCTCAAGCAGCGCCGTACCGAGCCGCTCGATCGCGTCGGCCTGGTCGGCCTCGGCGGCCGCCTCGGTCGTGTGCCAGTCCGGCCCCATGCGGTGCCGCACGGCCCCTACGTCCACCCATCCGCCGCAGTCACTCAGCGTGCCGACCGTGCACCCGACAAACACACCGTTCCGCTCGACGCGATCGCTGCGCCACGAGCTGTAGACCTTCATGCCTCGTCCTCCTTGACATCGGGATCACCTGACCTCCGCCCCGTCCGGCAGTGCGCTGCCGACGTACTGAAACCGAACCTTGTCACCGCTCCACGTCAGCACGTAGTGGTGCAGCCGGCCGCCCCACCGCATGTCCAGCCGTGCCGGATACACCTCGCCGACGCGCGGCGTGTACCGCATCCCGTCCCACGGGCCGGCGAAAAACTCGATCGTTCGCTCGTCGTCAAAAGGGGATGTCATCTGCATCCGCCTTCGCTGTGAACTCTTGGTGGGCCTTGGCAGCCGGCGTCCTGGCCGGCGGCCGCTTGGCCGGCGCGGCCGGCTGCGGCTTGCTGGGCGAGGGATGCCAGTTAGTGATCCGATCCCACTCCTTGCCCTGTGCGTCGACCTTGTGTTCGACGGTCACCGTCGCGACGCGGCCGACCAGCGACCCCTCAGACCACGACACGCCACGCTGTGGGCACGCGACTGCACACGCTCGGCAGATCGCCTCGATCTTTCCACGCCAGTGCTTCGGGACACGGGCCTTGACCGGGTAGTAGCCAGGCTTTGACCACGTCACGACCAAACAGGTGCCGTTTGGGTTTTTGGCTTCGTCGATTGCAAACGGCTTGTCGCTGTCCTCAAAAAACGCCTCGATCACGTCTCCCGTGTGCGTACCAGCCGGAATCTTTTGGGTGTGGCCATGCGATTCGCCGCCTGTTCTCGCCTCCTCGTCCCAGTCCCAGCATTCATCGAACGGATTCACGTCTGCACCTCCGGTGTGTGTTCCTGTCCTCCGACCCTGACGCGAACCGGCTCCAACAGCTCGCGCACCTTCTCCACTGCCGTCGTGCTCGAGATCCGCCGCACGTGCCAGCGTCGGACGATCTCGGCCAGCTGCGTCATCTGCTCATCCGCTGCCGCCCGCTTGGCGGTCCACGGCGGCACGTCATGCCACGCCATCCGCCACCTCCTTGCTCGGCTGGATGACCTCGTGCCGCTCGTTGATCGCACCCATGAGCTGGGCGACCTGCTCCGTGGTCAGCTGGCCATCCGCCTCGAGCTGCTCGATCCTGTCGCCGATCTTGCCCAAGGTGCGGACGTTCTTGGCGTCGGCGATGTACTGCACCACCTGGTCGTACAGGTCGGTGCTCGCCGCCTTGGCACCGGTGCCCGTGAAGAGCGGGGCCAGGGCCTCGATGTTCATGGGCAGTTCTTCGCCCAGGCCGTAGCGGTTCTTGGCGTCCCACGCCGCGGCACGCTCGGCGTACAGCACGCGGTCCTTGCCGCCGACGGCCTTCCGCTTGCCGTCTTTGCCGTCGACGAGACGCGTGCGGTAGTTGCAGAAGAGCAACGCGTCCGCCCACTCCTTGACGATCGGGCTGACCTGCTTCGATAGCCGCAGCTCGTACCGGTCGTACCCGTCCGTCTGGTCCGGCGGGCTAGTCCGCTGGACCTTGGCGTGCGCCACGAGCAGCACGTGCAGCCCGGCTCGGTGCAGGTTGTCGAGCGACTCGACAAACCGCCCGACGTGCTCGGCCAGGACGACGTAGCCCTTGCCGAAGCCGTAGTCCTCGATCGACGACTTGCCATCCTTCTTGCACACGAACTCGATCAGCGAACGCTCGGCCCAGTCGATCGAGTCGATGACGATCGTCTGGTAGCCGGCCGGCTCAACCGCCAGCTCGGCCACCGCACCCTGCAGCGTCCGCCAGTCGGGGCACGACACGCGGTCGACCTCGAGCTGCCTGGTGCCGTCCTCGGTGTCGAGGAACAGCGGCGCCGGGAACTGTGACGCCAGCGTGGTCTTGCCGATCCCCTCGACGCCGTACAGCACGCACCGCACCGGTGCAGCCTGCTTGCCCTTGATGATCTTCACTTCACGTCCTCCTCGTTTGTGTCCTCGTCCTCGTCCCAGTCGTCCATGCACATCCGATCGAACACCTCGCCCCGGAAAATCTCGTACCGCTGCGGTGCCCGGAATCCGAGCTTCACCGTGTTGCCGTTGATGACCTGCACCACGACCTCCAGTCGTGCCCGCGGGATCACCACGCGCTCACCCTCACCCCTCGTCAGGATCAGCACTGCCACCTCCATGTGGCGGCCGGCCGCAGTCCTTCGCGGCCGACCGGCCCAAAACCAGTCCCTGATCAGCCGGCCGATCCGTCGACCGGTTCGCGTCCCTGCGTTGCATCCCCTGCGACGAAAAGCGATTCCCCGCGCTCCGCGCGTGCCGCCATTTCGTCCACCTTGTCGGTCGTGCCCGGCGCCGCCTCGGTCGGCTCGGCCGCGTCCATCGACGTCTGGATTTCGTCGCGGATCTCCACCAGCTCGTCGATCGTCACCGTGATCGCGTCGTACAGCAGCGTGCGATCGCCGCGGGCGGCACGGGCTGAGTAGGTCTCGCCCTGGTTCGACTGGCCGCCAGCCTTGGACGGGTCGCCGTACAGGCGAACGATCGCGCACAGGTGGGCATGGCACCGCGCGACGCGGTGCAGCCAACTGACTAGGAGTTCACAGGCCCGAGATCGGATACGCGTACGACGGTTACGCTCGCTCGCACTCGCCCGGCTCTCCGCCGCGGGTCGGTTCGCGACCACTGCGACCGCAGCTCCTCGCAACGCTGCCGGATCTCCTCCTCGGTCGGATCTCCGAGCAGGCGTTCCGTCGGCGTCCATCCGAGCGCCTGTAGCCGGCGCGAGATCGTGCAGGTAGTCAACCCGCAGACTTCGGCGATGCGCTCCAACGGCATACTCGCCGCCCACTCGAGCAGCTGCCGATCCGTGACGTGCGCGAATCCCTTGGGCATCCGTGGCCACTCCCGTCACCATTGGCGAATCCTCCGCCGCACGCCGTGATGGCGTGACGGGCGGGGATGCTACGGGGCCGCAATAACTGCGTCAAGACGAGTTTTTACGTGGCCGCAATAGCCGGAAAACTAGGCCGCGGTCAGGTCGTCGACGCGCACGCCAAGGGTGCTGGCCAGCGACAGCACCGTGTCGATCTTCGGGCTGCGAATGCGGCCCGTCAGAATTCTGTTGAGCGTAGGGAAGGAGATCCCCGACTTCTCAGCGACCTCGTCCAAGTGCAATCCGCGCTTGGCGGCCCACCGCTCGATGCGTTGCCCGAGCGGGCACCGCTTCAGCTGTCGTGGTCTGCCGCCTGCGTGCCGTTCCGTTCTGCTGGCCATCCTGGCACCTCCCAACTTGCCTCGACGGCACCGCCCGCCATACGGTTGGCGGTGGGCCGACTACACCCGGCAGGGCTCGAACCTGCAACCTTCGGTTCCGTAGACCGACGCTCTAGCGAAGTGAGCGGAACCGACGGTGACGGATGTACGGCCGGTTTGACGGACAAACCCTGAGCAGGAAGATGGGGGAAGCGCCCCCGCTGAGGCGGCGCGTGACAGCGTTGGCGGTCGCAGGCGGCGATCGACAGGGCCATGATGGACAGCAGTGATGTACCGGCAGTTGGGGCCGACGACGCTCGGCCAGCTGGCGCGCGAGTACGCGGCCATACGCCCATGCCGAGCCAATTCGCTCGAGCAGTACCGGATCGTGGCGGACCTGTACGAGCGGTGGGCCGGCGGCCCGGTCGCGCTCCACGCTCTGGACGAGCGCAGCGTGCAGACGTTCTTGGCCGACTACGCCACGACGGCCAGGCCGTCGACCGTCCGTAGCAAGCGCGCCCACCTGCTTGCCCTGTGGCGGGCGGCCGCCGACGAGGGGTTCTGCGAGCCGCCCGTGCGCAGAGTCCGCGTGGCACGGTCGCCGCGCCCGGTCGTCGAGGCTTGGACGCACGACGAGGTGCAGCAGCTGCTCCACGCGTGCCGCCTGCTCCAGCGCCGGCACCGGTGCGGCTTGCCGCGTTGGCAGTGGTGGGATTTGGCCGTGCGGCTGGCCTGGGATTCCGGGCTGCGGTGGGGCGACCTGGTCGCCCTGCCGGTGGCCGCCGTGCGGCCGGACGGCGTCACGTCCTGGACGCAGAGCAAGACCGGCCGGCCGGTGACGTTCCGGCTGTCACAGACTTCGCTAGAGGCCCTCCACGCTTCGCTAGAGGCTTGCCCGCGGGC